CGGAGACATTGGCAAATCTGGTATTGATGTTGTCAACGATGCCGATTAGTGGGGACAATGAGCGCGCCAAGTGGTTGGATGGAGTGGCGGATGTGTTTTATAGAGATAAGGCTAAAAAGCTACTAAGCGCGGCATTCCTTACAGGGGATGCGCTTGTGATTCCATCTTGGACGGGGCGCAACATCCAGAACATTGTAGTCAGTGCGGACGATTTCGAAATTTACGCGGCGGCGGGTGACGAGATCACGTGTTGCGGGTACATTGTCGATACGAAAAAAAAGAACAATGAGACGTATTCGCTGATTCAGGTGTTGGAACTGAAAAACTACACAGCGAACGATGGCAGCGCGGCGCAGGCATGTGAGTACAGAATGGCAGTTGCGCGTAATGGTGCGTTTGTTGCAGATGGATTGAGCCTATTTCCTGAATGGGGCGGGAAGTTCGAACAGGTGTGGAGCGTGCCGAATGTTGACAGGTTGTTGATTGGTAGGTACAAGTCATTCACAACCAACCCAACAGACCTGAACAACGTTAAGGGTGTGCCGATTTGTTACGGAGCATCAGAGCCAATCAGAGAGATTCACTATCTGCTTGACCAGATGCATAATGAGTTCGGATTGAGCGAGAAGGCCATCATGGCCAACAAACGCTTATTCAAGAAGGAGTTTAAGGGGGACACGGCTTATACAGTGCTACCAAGCGGACGTGAGCGTTTGTTTGTTGACACGTCAGGTCAGGACATGGAGATTCACGATTGGTCACCAGAGATTAGGTATCAGGCATATTTAGATGCAATCAACAAGCAGGAGACATTGGTTGAGCGCGCGGTGGGTGTGTCAACAGGGATTATTTCATCAGCGGTAACGGACTGGAACTACCAGAATGTGGACAACGTCAGAAAGTCACAACAAAAGACAATGGGGTTCGTTTCGTCAGCGAGGGAACAAGCTGAAAAGTGCTTGAACGATTTGGTGTACAGCTGGGATGTTTTAGCTAACTACTATGATGTTACTCCTTTGGGGGATTATGACATCAATTATGCGTGGTCAGATGAGTATATTGAGACATTTACAGACCGACAGCAGGCCATATTGGCGGGTGAAGCAATTGGGGCAACAGATGCCATTGATTACAGAATGTTTGTGATGGATGAAAGTCCAGAGACAGCGCGCCAGAGGGTGGAGGAAATTAAGGCCACGCAGCGCGCAGATAACATGTTGCAGATGATGCAGGAGGCATAATGAGACGCACAGAAAGCGCGGAGATTACGATTACAACCGACATTGCGGGGGATGTGGTCAGCAGCCACGAGGTGAGGTTTTCACAGGCTAGAGAGTGTATTCTGACTAAACAAGGGACATGGAGCGGTAACACGCTTACGATTGAGTTGACGCCAGAAGAGACAGAGACATTGCAGTGCGGGCGGTTTGATGTGCAAGTACGCGCCACCATGAATGGTGGGGCAGTAGTAGTGAGTGATGTTATGGATGCGGTCATCCTTGATGCTATATGCTGACAAGTCTCACATCACAACAGACTAAACTTAACGCTAGTTTGAGTGTGAAATCCAGCGAGTTGAACGCGAGCATGGAAACATCAGAAAACGCGCTAAGAGAGAGCAAAGTGTATACTGATACTCGATTAGATGAGGAGCGCGTTATTTCTGATGGCAAGTATGTGCATAACGATTACGCGATTAGTGGGGGCCTCATAGACCAACTGACCGCGTAAAGGAGAACGCACATGGCAACATCATATTTGGACGCAACAGGCTTGGCTAGACTTTGGGAGCGCATCAAAGGCAAGTTTGTTGTGCAAGTTTCAGGCAAAGGATTATCGACAAACGACCTGACAGACGCGCTGGTAACTAAAATCAACGGTGCAGTTCAATCAGAGACTGGCAAGGGTTTGTTTAGCGGCAAGTACTCTGACCTCACAGGCGCACCTACAGCAGTTTCAAGCTTTACAAATGATGCAGGCTACCAGACAGCATCACAGGTGACATCCACAGTTTCAGAGGCCACAAAGAGCCTGGCCACGACATCATATGTTGATGGTAAGGTTTCGAGCGTTTATCGTGTTAAAGGTACGGTAGACGATAAGGCATCACTGCCGACATCAAGCAATTCCACGGGTGATGTTTACAACACCACAGATACCGGAATGAACTACGTGTGGAACGGCACAGAGTGGGATGCGTTGGGTCAGATTGTAGACCTAAGCGGTTATCTGCTTGCAAGTGATGTGTCAGCAATTACTACCGCCACGATTGACGCATTGGCATAATGAAGTATTTGGACGAAACAGGGCTTAAAAGCCTATGGAAAAAGATTAAAGACCTGGTTTCGTCAACGGCAGATGAAATCAGGGCGGAAGGCGCGAGCCTTGACTTTCCGACAGATGATGAGTTGATTGAGTACCTTGTAGACGATGATTAAAGACCCGACAGAAAAAAGCACCCAGGACGAACTACAGGACGGCATAGACGCAATTGTTTATGCCGTTTGGGTGTCGGTTGCGGGTTTGATTGCGTCGAAGCTTAAACAAGGTCAGAGCATCACGAACGTTTATGCAGAATTACCGAAAGACATGCAGGAGATTACGCGCATATTCCAGAGCGCAAGACAGCAGGTTGACGCCAAGGTTCGAAGCGCGTTCGAGAGCATGGCCACCGCAAACGATGCGTGGGCGGCGCAATTTTACAAGGCGGCCAATGTGGAGCAGGTGGCCATCCAGGCAGACCCGTTGAAAAAGCTGATACTGGAGCGCGGACTAAAAGAAGCGGCGGCGGCCAGTGATTTGGTTCAGACGTCAGTTGTGGCAATTACGGATGGTGTGACAACGCAGACGGTTGAGAGCGCATATAAGGCAGTATTAAACACGTTCACGGCACGAATGGTGCAGGAAGCAGAAACAGGCATTACAGCGCAGAAAGCATCCACGCAGGTTGTCTCGCAGTTAATCCAGAAGGTGAGCGGGCAGAAGATGTGCGTTGTGTATCAAAGCGGGCGCACGATGGAATTAAACGCAGCGGTGCGTATGAACGTTATGGACGCTTACAGAAACTGCTTGCAAGATTTAAGGTACAAACAAGGCGAGGAGTTCGGAGCGGATGGTGTGGAGGTGTCCAGCCACGACCCGTGCGCGCCTGACCATGTGGACTACCAAGGCAGGCAGTACACGTATGCCGAGTGGAAAACGGCAGAGCAGGGCGCAAGCGGGCGTCTTATAGGTTCAGGACAGAATTGTACACACGCAGTTTGGCCAGTGATTGTGGGCGTGAATGCACGCAGTAAGACAGATGCCCAGTTGAAAGCCATCAAAGAGAGCAGCGAAGAACAGATTACGTTCAAAGGTGTGGGTGGTCAGGAATTGACCAAGAGCCGTTACGAGTGCACGCAGTATCAACGACAGATGGAGCGGAGCATTCGCAAACAAGAGACAGCAGCATATCTTAATCAAAAGGCAGGCAATGAACAGGCCGCCAAGGCATTGAAAGCGCAAGCAAAGAGCGCACGCGCTACATATAAGTCAATCAGCGAACAAATGGGATTGAAAACGCGACTTGAGCGGACGAAAACATATGTACTATAATGGTTGCACGCGCACACGTTAATGTGCCAACACCCAAGCGCGGCAGGCGCGCTTTAAACTGACTGGAGGAGTTGTATAAGTGCAAGACATCAAAAACATTCTGGCAGGCGTTGAAGGATTGACAGAAGAACAGGCGGAAGCCATCACAAAGGGTGTGACGGACAATTACCGCACAATTTCGGAGACGCAGAAGAAGGCCGAGAAAATCGCGACACTGGAGCAACAAGTTAAAGAGTTGACCGAAGCCGCGAAGGCGGTTGAGGGAAGTTCGGCGGAACTTGAAACTTTGAAAAACAAGGTGGCGGAGTATGAGCAGGCGGAAGCGGACAGAGTGGCCGCGGCGCAAGAACAGCAACAACGCACATTGTTTGAGAGTGGTTTTAATTCGGCAGTCGGGGAGCGCAAATTTACCAACGATGTGATTAAAAGCGCGATATTCGACAAGGTTTATGAAGCATGCAAGACACCAGGTGTGGGCGTGGCAGAAGCATTGGCAGATGCTACTAAAGACTTGGAAGGCGTGTTTGTGAACCCGCAACAGGATGTTAAAAAGATGCCGGCACTATCAGACGTTAAAGGAACGTCTGGCAGCACCGACAGTCAGATGCGAGAATTCGCAAAAAAGCTATTTAGCTAGTCAAATAGTCGGTGGCTGCTAGACCATACGGAAAGGCAGCCAAAATGGCTAAACTTACAGTTTCAACAAACACAGAGACCCTGGAAATTCCTACATCGATTCAGGGCGACCTCGTTAAAAAGATGCAAGAGCGCAGCGTAATTGCCAACCTCTGTGCATCAACACCGCAAATCTTTACTAATGCAGAATACATTGTGTTCAGCGAGGAGCCGGAAGCCGAATACGTTTCAGAGGGCGCGGCTAAATCAAGTGCATCATGGGGCATCACGCCAGTTGTTGCGAAACCTCATAAGATTCAAACGACAATTCGTCTGAACGAGGAAGTGCAGTGGGCGGATGATGACAACAAGCTACAGGTGCTTGATGCGGTGTTCGACAGCATGACTAACTCATTGTCACGCGCAATTGACTATGGCATGATTCATGGCATCAATCCACTTACTAAGGCATATGTTGATGCGCTTAAGACTGATTCACTGGTCACAGTTGCAAATCAAGTGACCGCAACAGGTGAGATTCAGGCTGACCTTGATGGGATTGCAGATTCAATTATTGATAATTATGACGTTACGGGCATTGCGCTTGACCGCACATATGCATCAGCAATTCGTAAGTTGCGTAACACAGATGGTGTACGCCTTTACCCAGAGGTGGGACTTGACCTTAACCCAGCCAACCTTGATGGGTTGCGTTGTGTGACATCAGGCGCAGTTGCAGGTAAGCGTTTGGCACCAGAGGACACAGGCATCCAAGCGATTGTGGGCGATTGGTCAAAGATTAAGTGGGGCATGATTCGCAACTTTAGCCTGGAGCAAATCAATTATGGTGACCCTGACGGACTTGGTGACCTTAAGCGTTACAACCAGGTTGCATATCGCGTTGAAGGTGTATTCAGTTGGGCAAACCTTGCGCCTGATGCATTTGCAGTTCTTAAAGCCGCAGCAGCCGCCAAATCAAGCAGCAAATAAGAGTGATGGCCAGTGTTAGTACCATATGAGACATACCTATATTACACGCCATCAGAGGTGGCGCAGATAAGCGAGAGCCAGTACAAACGAGCCGCAATTACGGCAGATGCGTTTGTTTCAGCGCAGACGCTTGGCCGCGTGGAAGAGGTAGAGTACACAAGCTGGCCAGATGCTTTAATTATGGCTTACTGTCTCGCGATTGATTCCACGTATTCAACATTTGGTCAGAGTGGTGAGGTTGTTTCATCATTCAGCAATGGCGTTGATTCATTCACGTTCGACAACTCAAAAACAGTGCTGGAGCGTTTGTTTTCAGATGTGCAGCCATTGATTGATGCGTTGCCGGTTGAGTGGATCTCGCGCGCTGTCAATTATGGTGGTGTGTGTGATGAGGATTGACCCAGAGCAGATTTACAGCGATGTGGTGACGGTATTTAATCGCATCACGCCAGCAGAGAGCGGCGAAAGCAAGGATTATTACAAAGGCACCATTGTTCAAAAGGCCATGTGGTCAGACAAGGTCACGCGCACGGCAAATGGAACAAAGATATCAATTGTTAAAAGCCATTTGGTGCAGTTGCCGCAAGGTGTG